TGTCAAGGTATGTCTGCTCATGAACAACGTCCGACGTTAAGTATGCCACTCCGTTTGTTACTTCCAAACCTTGGATTAGATTACATACCGAGTTGAGAGCATCCTGCATATGAGGAGGAATACTATTAATAATCTGGTACATTCTCGTATTAGCAGAGGCATCGACAGCCGAAATCGAATTATTACCTAACCCTCCACCATAATTGGCACCACCTGCCCCTGTGTCTGCCCCTGACGGTGTATAGACCACGCCGGTGCCCGTTGCTAGTGATCCTACGCCGTATCCACCAGCACCACCACCTGCTCCGCCATTACCTGCAAGACCCTGAAACATCTGTCCGAGAGACATAATCTGTCCCATCATCCCCTGTAATGCTTCCGGGTTAACCATTCCGTCATTGGTCTGTTTTGCCGTGGGAACACCTTTAACGTCAGGTATTCTAAAACCGGTCATATCAAACAATGCGCCATGTAAAGGTAAACCGTCTAGCAGACTTAGAGAATGCTTTTGATCCTTTTCACGGATCTTATATACCTGGGCGCCGCCATCTTGTGTGGCAGTAATATCAGGTGGAACGCTAATATTTCTCTCATGATTGGCTAATTCGTCGACTTGTTTCGAACTAGATAGATTGCCTGATCCAGAACCGTTCTGTCCACCTTTGCGAACAGTTGACGACTGTCCCAGAATAATACCACCAGGCTCACCTAGTCTTTTAAGTGTCAATGCTGGTGTGCCTGGATCAGTAATACCACCAAAGATGGTCTGCATGAACCCTGAGGCACCTTGCATCATAGGGTTTAATGATAGATCATCAGTATTAACATCAGGACCATGATCAAGAGGAGAAAAGCATTTTTGTGAGCATGAATGATCTTCTGCGTTTTGTCTACTGTCAATTACAGAAACAGATATTTTAGAGTCGGGTCCAGGAAAGTTATTATAACCTGCCATGTTTATCGACCTCCAAATGTGTTAGCAATACAATCAATTGTGGTGGTAGCGTAACCACCAAACTGAATATTATGAGTTAGATGAACAATCAAATAATCACCTGTTCCGTATATTTGTTGAGTGTCATAACGATTATACCATTGAAAGTGAAATACGTTACCAACATGTAACCATGGTGACCATGGTACGGTAACTCTGAGTGCAATCTTATCTTTCTCTAGCAGTCCCATTCTTGCCTGTCTCTTTAGCTGCCAGGTTTCAACTTCGGACTCACAACCATTTTGCTGTCCTGCTGTACCTTTATTCGTTATGGCTGAGAAAATATTAGCCGCATCGCCTGACCCGATGGCACCGGCGAGTCCACCGAAAACGTCAAATACACCCGATGCCATATTGAACGTTTTAACCATATTCTGATTTTGCCCCTGAGGACCTATACCATTCAGAATATCAGACAGTAGGTCATAGTCACACGGAAAGGTGAATGTGATTGCGTTATTAAAACCCTGTGAGAATGACTTACCGCCAGAGATACCCGAATCGGTACCGTATATGGTATAATCGGAAGTCTGTTTAATTAATCTACCAAGAGGCGTGAAATGGTGTAGATTCTTTCCAGTGGACTCTTGAATAGTCATATAGTGCAGGAATGAAGGGTCATCGCCATTATAGAGCGCCATATTAGCCTGCTGCTGAATGACCTGAAATGGATGAATGGACTCCGCAACATAGTCTTTTGCAGGTCCAGCAGTTTCAACGTAATCAGTATTACCTTTGACCTTTTGCAATGCTTCTTGAACAATCTGATTTGGTGTGGTACATTTCCATGATTTTGTCAGAACAGTTCTGGCATCTTCCAATACAGAATTATCCACAGAATGTAATGTCAAATCTTCAACCATGCCGGTATTCATATTGGTAAAGCGGCGATTATCACAACGGTATATGGTCTGTTCAACGAACATTTCTCTGGGATTATCTGCAAGCACCCTGCCGTCTTTTTCAGTGGCATTATCGATAATGTGAAGTTTGATAGATTGTCCTTTGTATTGATCCCAGTTCTTAATAGCTGAACCTGTAACATTTGGATCGGGGTATATCAGTGACTGTAAAGTGACAGCACAGTGAACCGATGGATTTAATAAACTTTCACCAATGATAACTTCTTTAACAGTAACGTCAGGCGGCACGTCGCCATTGAGCGTTACCGTGGCATTTACTAAATGCTTGGGATCATTACTCTGAGGTGACCCGTCCACTGGATTATGAGGCATCACAATGTTGGGTTGGTTGCCGAGAGTTGCTCCGGGATCAGAAAAGTCAAGTGTAAATGCCATGTTATACGAAAGTCCTTACATATGTTGGTAGACTTCTTACAAGTGACTTATACTCCGACATAATCTGAGTATAATAGACAGACTTGACAATCTTAATGACGCGGCGCTGATCGTTTAATTGCGTTTCATAGTCATAACATGTTACGGCGCGGCTGTAGGTATTAACCTTTACACCTGTATCATTGACACTATAAACGATAGGCGACCCTACTGTGGGTAATGATGTGTCACGAACCTTTTCTGTGTAATCATCATCTACAGTGTAAAGCGTCGAGTCTGCTGTGATTAAAGTAGTGTCGGCACTCGTGATAGGAAATGGAATTTTATATGGTGTATAATACTCATAAGGAACGTTCAGATTGTTTTCGGTCAGCCTGAATCCGTTGATCTTATAAACTCTGGTATATGTGTCATTATTGCCCGCCGTTGACTCAACCACTTTTTCATAATGATGAATGGTCGCCACCGCATTAGTTAGTGACCCATACTTCTCTGTTATATAATCTTTGAGCGTATTGTCATCCAACGGCCATTCCCACTGGGGATCTAGTATATTATTGGCATAGATAATCATCCAGTTGGCACCAGGATCGCCATATACTCTCTCTGCTAGAATATCTGGTGTTTCTCCGTCTTGAACTTCATATAGATAATATGCCGATGCATTGCTCAATACCTGTCTGATATACCCCATGCGATGGAATATATTAGTAGCCGTGTCGTATTGAGGAAGTTGATTCTGATTTATATCGAAAGGTATCTTAGGAAATAAATCAAAGAACGGTGACGGTGTTGCCATTTTTCTTACCTTTTATATACCCATTCATCTATGGGCAACTGGATTGCTTTGTCATATTCATCTTTATTAATACTCACCAATTGACTTCTGATATGAGCAAATAAATATCTCTTAACACAGGCTCGTGATAAATCTTCAACACCACTGGACGCCGATTGAATCAGATCCCAATTGGTTCTAATGCTAGACGATGCCATAATGCCCGTGTATAATTTCTTCTTGGCATAGAAATCATTAAACAGATTGATAAAAGCATGTCTCTGTCCGCCAGAGAGATAGTGCAGATTTAAACCAAGAAATCCGTCTTTATATCTCTCAATGACCATTACCAACGGATACTTATCATACATTGGTAATGTGTGTTTAAACTTCGGATCATACTTAAAGAAATACATATTACCGACCATACCATTATGCATATTGGTATGTCTAGAATCTGCCCCGAACAAAGCAGTTCGTGCCGGGCCTGACCTTGCGGCTGCCGCCTTTTGTTCAAACCATAACGCTAGTTCGTCTTTTGAGTATTCTTTTGCCATTCCAATTATTTAGTCGGCTTCTTGAACAGTTCCGCTTCTGTAATAATTCTGAACTCCCATCCCTTTTCATGGCAGTATTCTTCGGCAGCTTTCCACTTGGCCTCATTCACACCCCATGTCATAACCTCAGTGATATATCTTTTGGTCTTTCTTTTAGGTGGTTTAGGTGGTTTGGTCTGTGCGGCCGGTTTAACCTCAAGTAGCATCTTTTTAATACTACCATCAGGTGCTTTGGCCTCTACATAGAAGTCCACAAAGTATCTGTGCGGTTTGTTATCAATAGGAGATATATACGGAACTATTACTTCCTCTGACGCCCATCTAAGAACATTTGGATTGTTATCAAGTGTATCCATAACACGCTTCTCCCATCCTGATCTGAATACTATATTGGTTGGATCACCAATATACTTCTTAGGGAACTTGGGAGAAAACTTTCCTTGTTTGTAATCATATGCCATTTAGTACCTCAACTAAATAATATGTAGTCTCGGAGAGGATTTAAATGGCCGGCTTATCAGGCGACAGATTTCTAAGATTCCCAGCAGACCTGGGAACAGACCAGCAGCAAGGTCACTTTATGAACTTTGATATATTTCCTTCGGGTGGCGGTGGACAGACAACTATTAGTATGTTCATGCCTACTGGAGGACAAAATGGTTCATTTACTTGGGAAACAGAACACGATTATGATGAAGTGAAATTAACAAAATTAGGATTGGGCATGGTAGGTGCGTTCGCGCCATGGGCTGAAACAACTGCTAAAGCCGGCATCGGCGCCGCTCGCCTGGCTGGTAAAGGT